GTGTGGTTTAGGTGTTTTACCAGACCTCTCTGGTTCCAGGTCCGGAAGCCCCCTGCATCGCTGCAGGCCGTCCTGTGGCTCACCCCTCTGGGGTGAATGTGCGCTCGGGCAGGGGTTGCCACCCCGAGCCCGTCCAGATCACCCGCTGGCACGGGGTGAGGGAGTGATAAATGCAAATGCTACTACTAAAAGAAAAACTGTTGTTTGTTTGTTACTTGTCTTCTAAGTTTTATTGATTAACCGCGCAGAAACCAATCAGTACTGCAAAAGAGGGTGGCCCAAAGCTCGATGTGGGCGACCGATCAGTGCTCTGTGGCAATGCGGGGAAGTTTTCCTGGCTACAACAATACTGGGGTGGCGGGGTCGTAAAGCCCGAGTCCTGCGACTCCCCTGCCAAGATCTCAGCTCACGAGATGGTATACTTGCCACGGATAAACCGGGCCGTTGCGTCCGTGTACGCTGAATTGCCGATGGTCAAAATGAAAGTTTGGCCGGCATCGCAACTACATTTTCCGAACCACTGCAAGCTAGTGGCATCTTCCCAAATCTCTGATTCGGTACCAGTTCCCGACGGAGCAATCGAGGAAATGGTGCCGGTGATGTTCACCACAATGTAGCCCTCCCAAGCAGCGGAAAACGTCCACGTGGTCACACTGGTCGTGGTCCCACTGGAGGTCATGACTGCTGGGATGCTACCCGCGGAGGCTGCGGTTCCGAAGAAAGCTGCATTTGAGCTACCGATAAACTCGGCAATATCACCGGTATCGGCCATCATATGTTTAACCGCAACCAACTGCTTGGTCTTGAACCGAATTGTGTACTCAACCCAGAGTTCACCGATGTTGGTGGTTCCCGTGTTGGCACCGACTCCGACGAAAAGGTTTCCAGCATAGTGGAGACGGAGGTCAGTCGACGACGCTGCCGTGCCTGTAAACAGCGTCTTTTGCCTCTGCAAATCCGCTCGGGTCAGCGTACAGAGGACACGATCCCAAGGTTGGCCGCCTTTGGCGTCTTTAAACGCCAGATAATTGGCTTTGCCGGCCAACGCAGTGTGGGAATCGGCTGGATCATAGTCGGGGGCGAGGAATACGAATCCAGTGTTAGCGGAACTGCTCATGGGCACATACATGTACTTGCAGGACTCGAACACATAGGACTCGTAGAGCAGAGAAAAGCTCTTCGCCCAAGGGTAATCTTCTGGGGAGATGATCTGGGAGGTGATGGAGAGATCGCTGGTGGACCCAGCGATGTCGCGAAGGTACTCGCGACTAGTCACGATGAGGTCTTGGCCCTGTGACCGAATGGACTGGCGGCCAGCCCGCTGGGACACGGAGATGGCCACCGGGGCTCGGACCAGCCCGTTGGACCCGCCCTGTTTGGGACGGCGAGCTACGCGGCCGCCTCGCTGAAGCACTTGCTTTGGAGGCATTTTCTGTTGCGGCTTGGTATCCGGCTTCGGAGCTGGCTGTGGTTGTGGTTCCTTGATAGCACCGGGCCTGGGGCGCTGATCGAGGTCGTTGATGATACGGATCGGTTTGGGTCTGCGGGCAGACGGTGCAAGCTCTTCCTTGACAAACTTGATGATGTCGTGGATTGGGTCGAGACCGAAGAACGTGGGCCTGTCCCGAACTGGAACTTTCTTGGGCGCCGTCTTTGGGCGGAACAAAGGGTTCTGGCTGTTGTCGTCCCACTTGGGTGGGATCCACAACGGCGCTACGCCGAGTGCAGTAGCAAGGGCAACTGCTGCTGCAGGTAACCCGTAGAGTGTCGACAGACGCCGAAACTCCCGTGCTGATTCTGTTGCACGACCACCGAATGGGTCGTCTCCCCAAGGTCCCACTACTGGTTCAAAAGGAACCGGGCCGTCAAAAGGGACCACTTCCACGCCGAGATTGCTCTCGATATCGTCTGCAAAAGTTGCCGTCACTCAGCACGGTGCCTGGGAAGCACCGAAGTGACAAGGCGTTGATTGGTGACCAAAAGGTAGGCGATTCGAAAGCACAAGGCCACGAAAACTAAAACTAAAGAAAGAAGAAACACCAACAACGTGAGGGCTAAAATCGGCCACTCCGTAGTGGTGCTGTAGCGTTGTATGGGATCCCCGACGCTACTCGGCGACTGTACATCTGTGTGAACTAGCGCGAACCCGTGCAGTCTGTCGGCATTTAGTTCATCGTGGGTTGGCCCACAAGGGATTGCGTTTCCCCGGGATAAGGTCAGACACGTTGCAAGTCACCACCGGTAGGCCGAAGCTGGGCAGGTGGGCAGGGCGTGCTCCTATCACGGATTACCCTAAGGAATTGCTTTCGCCGAGGGGCTTCTAGCGTGGCCAGGCTTGTCTTTGGAACTGGCTCCCACGGACACTTAGCACGGAAGTATTAAGGCTTTCGCCACCGTTTTGGGCTCTTAACACACGGACCCCATCGCTGCGGGGTGTTCAAGGATGAAAGGCACTCGACATGGATCACCGTACGTTGGCACCAACTTACGATAATGGGCTTCCCACGCGAGCTGCTCCGCGGGGAACATCCCGAAGGCGTCGGCGAATGAAAGCCGACATGAGTCCGTAACTGGCTTCAAATGCTGCTGCAAGCCATGGGCCAACATAGTGAACCCACTCTGAGTTAAGTCACGGTCGATCTTGGAGCCAGCACCACGGCCCAAGAATCGATAAAACTCACCAAACACGGGCATGTTCCCTGCAAGTGCAAGACCGCACTGCGAAACAGAATTCCGGAGCGTATTCCAATCACCCACACTACGCAGCGGTTTGGTGGTACACAGGTCTTTCGTTAGGCAGATGCGAGGATCACGCATCATCACCCATTCATTACCGTCATACACTGGGTGGGTCTGGCAAAATTCAACGTGTTCAAGCTGGTACACTGGGGCCTCGACTTCAGTCGGGAACCCCATTTGTTCAAACCAACGCGGCATCCCATCTAAAAGATGCAGATTGCTACGCTCAAGAATGATGACACCATCATCACCATTATTCATGAACTCGAACAAACACGTGCCGTCTGGCCTAACAAGGCCAACCTCGGTCATGTAGGAGTACACCATTGCACACATTAAAAGGCAATTGCCACAGCCAGTGTTCATATCACCAGACGCTCTCCGACCTATGATCCGATACTTAAGTGAACCGCCTTGACATGTGGCAGTCCCTTTCTGTTTGATCTGATGTCTGAGCAGCGCGGCGAACTCTCTGCTGTTGTAGTGCATGTTGTAGAGCATGTGCTCATACTCCAAAGCATGGCGATGGACATGTTGGTCGAATCGACTCGCATCAATGCCCACGGCAACGGGGTCTACAAACCGGC